TGATGAATTAGCTACGTTTTTAAAAACATCTGAATCACATATTGAAGAACTTTTAGATGAAGCCTTACAAGATGCTTACGATGCAGAATTAGAAGCATATCACGAAGCGCAAGCCGAATCATATTACGAAAATTTAAGATGCCAGTATTATGATTAAGGATGTAATAATATTTATTGTTTTGGCAGCAGCCTGTTATAGTTTAATAGATTGCAGCCGCGAATACAAAGCGCCCGAAATGATAAAATATAACGGTGCTGATACTTTGAAAATAATGATTCACAATGATTCTATAACAAGTATAAAACCTTTGAAATGACAGCAGTAGAATGGTTTTTAACTGAAATAGAAAAAAGGCAGTATTTTATTGGCAATGATATGTTAGAAGCATATAATAAAGCCCTCAAAATGGAAAAACAGCAGATAATAGATGCAAAAGACTGTTGGTTTGAAGATGAAAGAGATGGCGAACAATACTACAATGAAACCTACAAAAAATAATAATATGACAGCAGTAGAATGGTTAAAACAAAAAACAAGTGATATGACAATTCATAAAACTCACTTAAACGATACAATATCTGAATGGCAAGATGGATATAATGTTGCATTAGAAGATGTTCTAAAGCTATTATCACAAGCCATCGAAATGGAAAAGCAGCAGATAATGGATGCATATGACTATGGGCAAGCAATACCACCATTTGATTATGCAGAAAAATACTATAATGATACCTACAATAAACCTTAACATCACCTTAGAAGATTATGACAGCACCTGTTCCGATGGGTGCTGCTATGACTACGGTACAATAACAACGGTTAACGGGGTTGAACTTGAATGTCATAATACAGATACCGAAAGCATTGTAAGGCAGATACTTGAGCATTTAGGGTATAATGTAACTATTGAATATAAATGATATGACAGAACTAACAATTGAACAGGCAAACAAAATGCCTTTCATAGATTGGGTAAAACATTTTAAACCCGACTGGACTGAAGATGAATGTGAGTTTTATCTATGGGAATACACTTGTTTCCCTTTTGGATTTAAAGAAGTAATTAAACAGCTAAACGAACAACTTTTAAACACACACTATGAAATCGACAATCTTAATTTTAACGGCGCTGCTATTATCAGCGGCAACCTTCCCAGCTCTAAAAAAGCAACCTCCAAAAAATCACATTGAGCAATATATCGAAAGGTATTTAAAGACAGCGCAAACGGAAGCGAGGCTCTACAATATTCCAGTCAGTATAACATTAGCTCAGGGAATAATCGAGAGCAACTGTGGACGGTCAAGTTTAGCCAGAAAGCATAATAACCATTTTGGGGTAAAGTATCGCGGTAGGGGCAAATATGCCATTTACAAAGACGATACACCACGAGATAAATTTCAAGTCTATAAATCCGCGTGGTGGTCATATCGCGACCATTCGAAGCTGCTAACATCTAAGCATTATAGGCATTTAACAAAGCTAAAAAGAACGGATTATAAAGCATGGGCGCACGGTCTAAAAAAGTGCGGATATGCAACCGAAAAAAAATATGCTCAAATACTTATAAGTGTCATTGAAAAATATGAACTTTGGCGCTATGATTTACAAGTTTTTTCACGATAAGATAGAAGGGCATGAATGGCTAATAGTTGAACATTTACCATCAGGTAATTACAAAGCTATCTGCACCCGCGAAAATAGAATTTATAAATTAGGCGATGTAAAAACATTTTTTTTTGATGACTTTGAAATATGGTCAAAAGGTAAATTTAGGCCAAATAGTCATTCTTTAACACTTAAAACAAAATACGATGGTAAACCGCGTTACGCTAATCGGTAGAATTGGCAAAGAACCCGAACAAAAAACATTTGGCGAAAAAACGCTAACAAAATTTAGCTTTGCAACATCTGAAAGTAGCAAAGACAAAAACGGCGAATGGCAAGAAAAAACACAATGGCACAATGTCAGTTATTGGAATAACATTAAACTTGAAAAAGGTGATATGCTTTTTATTGAAGGTAAAATAGAATACAGGGAACATGAAGGTAAATACTATACTGATATTATTGCTTCATACGTACGTAAATTTAATTTAGGGCCTAAAGCGCAATCAGTAGAAGTTGAAGTTATTTCACAAAATAATGATACAGATTTGCCGTTTTAACTTGCAAAAATAAAATAATTATCTTATTTTTTCTTTGTTGTACTTGGTCTTTTAGTTTGGGCCGCCTGTTTTGAAGTTCAGGCGGTTTTTTTTTAAAGTCCTGTGGCGAAATTGGTAGACGCAAAGGTATGTCTAAGGTTGGTATCATTCATCCTGTCCAATTACAGGTTCGAATCCTGTCAGGACTACAATTTAAAAATAAGATATGTATTTAACGTTTGAACAAGCGATGCAGCTAATAAAACCTAACGGAGCTAAAAATCCTAACTATGCTGCTACCAGAATAAGACAGCTAATAAATTTTGGTTATTTAACCGAAGCAAAACCCGATGAAATATTTGTAAAGCATTTCGAAGATTTTGTTTCTTTAGGCAATATAAAAACAGAATGCTTAGTAACTGCTGAATCAGTTTATAAATACATTCAGAATAGAAATGCAGCTAAAGAACAGTTAGGCAAAATACCAAAACAAAACAGGCACGTTAAAGCTGTATTTTCTAATGATACAATTATTAACTTTATGTCGGTCGATTCAGCTTGTTTATATTTTGGCATATCGCGGGTTAGAATTATGAACAGCATCACTAAGAAAAAATTTATAAGAGTTCCTGAAATTGATGAATTAGTAAAATTTATATAATTATGTTTAACGAATTAGCAAAAGAAATACACGAAGGTAACGCCGCGCGCGGATTTTGGGAAGGTGAGCGCAAATTAACAGAAGTTGTTATGCTTACTGTTTGCGAATTAGCCGAAGCAATTGAAGCTGACCGGGCTGAAAAGTGGGCAACCGAAACAGATATTTTACAGTACAAAAATATTAGTACGTTTGAACGGTTTAAAGAAAATATCAAAGACACGGTACAAGATGAAATAGCCGATTCTATAATAAGGCTTTTGGATTTTAGCCATAAGTTTAATATTGATTTAGATTTTCACATTAAAGCAAAATTAGATTATAATGCTTCAAGACCTTACAAACATGGAAAAACTTACTGATAGCATTGTTGAATCCGTTATAGCGAAGTTTCAACAGCGTAGCGAAGTTGGTATTAACAAATACGGTAAAACTCTTGACAGAACCGATTTAAACTATAAAGACTGGTTAAATCACATTCAAGAAGAATTGATGGATGCTATTTTATATTGTGAGCGCTTACGCAAAGAATCTAAAACAGAATTTGAACGCGGCTATAAAGCGGCGGCAGAAGTTTATACTAAGTTATTAGAAGCAAAAGAAAACCTATGACACGTACAGAACAGCAAAGATTAAAAAAGATACTTGAATACAAAAAAGGCTATTTAGATGCTATGCTATGGATTCAAAATGAAGAGCCGTATGATGAAGAACTTGAACTAAAGATTGACATTTATACACACAAAATTGAAGAACTTCAAAACAAACTTAAAGGACATGACGAATGAAGAAAAAAAAGCGGCACTAATTGCTAAAGTTGGTGAGCAGCGAGTAAACGAATTGACACAAAACATTTGGCTTTTATTAGGCGCACTAAGCACGGCAAAATATGCCATTGCACAGTTTGAACCTAAGAAGCTAAAATTTGAAATGAAAAAACGTTTTATGGATTTACACACATCTATAAATCTATTTGTAAATAATTTCGAAAAGGCGGCCACACCAACCGAACGCGACCTACTAAATGAAAGCACCTACGACAATGTAGCCGTTATAGCTGAACTTATAGCAATGGCATCTACATTGCCAGAATCACAATCAGAATGGTATTTAAACGAATGCAAAAAATTATTATTTTCAGCTTACAACAAATCACAAAATGAACTGTGTAGCGAAGGCGGTCAATAAATTATTTCCTCATCAGGATTTAACAGAATTTTACGACCGTAAATTAGGCGTTGGTATGGGTGATATCCAGCGAATGATACCAACGGAATTATCTGTATGGCCTGTTTATTGCAACCATCATAAATGCTTAAATTTTGACCTTATAAGACAGCTACCTAAAACCGAACATTTTATACCGTTATTTCTATTTAGTTCGGTTATGTCGGACCGATTTAAGCTACATTGTGAGTTTGCGCTATGGGATAGAAACACGGTTATAGTTAATGATATTGAACACGATGCTGATGAATATTTTAAACGTAATAAAGTAGTTCAAGTAGCAGCGCTAATTAAGTTTGAAACACATGAAATACTGATAGCTAAGAAATGAAAAACCGCTGCCCAAAAAGACAGCGGCCACACATGAAAACAACGAAAAAGCAAAAACACTATTTAGGCTCGGTATCTTTACCGGGCTTTTTTATTATATCCATCGGATTAGGTATAAATCCTTTTATATAACCAACTATATTAACGCCTGTTGTTTGTGATACGTTTTCATAAACAGATTTTAATTCAATACCGCAAACGAATAAAGCCACGTAATAGGATAATGTAAATTCAAGGTCAAGTGACCACGTAAAAACCTGACTGGCAATAATCGCTAAGCAGTAATCATTCATTTTGTTAATGGTTCTTCTAAAACCGCCTGATATAATTTTTTCGCCTTTTGCTTTAGCTTTACGAACACCTGTTAAAAAGTCAACTAATAGCAAAAAACTAAGGCAAATAATAAGCGGCTTTAAAATGTTTAGCTGCTGTTTAATTTCGGGCAAAATCTGTGCAAAATAATTTAGCGAATCGGCGGTAATAGTTAGGGAATCCATTATGAGATTTTAATATAACGTGAAATAATAACCGCGGCGGGCGTACCAATAAAGAT